GTAAGGTACTCATTTTGTTGTTATAACTGACTGTCTTAAGTTACCGAGCATGCATCGCGAAGAAGAGATTTTGTATTTTGGTGTTTCCGCGGCTTTTGCCGTGGGCATCACTTTGCTTCTTTGGTTGTTGGTGCAGATTTGGAATAAATTCCGGGCTTTGAAGTATTCGATTTCGGATATACCATTGCCCGGTTTTAATCCTTTTGATGGTCCGACTGTTACTTGCACGTGTGAAAATTCTTGTCAGAAACACGTGACTCAGTTGGAATCCGCCGTTGTGGGATGCAATTTTATTAGCGTTCCCCGATCTAAGATCCCTAAAGTACAAGTGGCATTGTATTCTATGACGAATAATTCGCGCCTTGAAAAATATTTGGGCGCTGCAGTCCGAATTGGCGACTATTTGGTCGCGCCTCATCATGTGCTGGCGGCTAGCGAAAAGTTTGGCGCTTTGTCGAACTCTGAACCGGCTACGGCTTTTTGGTTGGACGCGGCTAATTTTGAGTCGTTGGATGGAGATTTGGTGGCTACATCGCTATCGGAATCTTCGTTCGCGTTGTTGGGCTTGGCTAAGGCTAACCTTGCAACTGTGGACGGACCGTCGATGGCAGCTATCACATCTGCTTCTCGAACGCCAGAAATTTCGTTTGGAGTATTAAACCACGACCCCAAGATTTTTGGGGGGATGATCTTTGGGGGTTCGACTAAAGGCGGGTTTTCTGGAGCCGCGTATATGATTGGAAAACAGATCGCTGGAATTCACTTGGGTGGTGGAGTCGTGAATTATGGTGTGAATGCTACGTATATACAAGCGCTACTGCGAAAACCGGAAACGGCTGAGTGGTTAAATATGTTGAGGAAGAAAAATGGTCCGTTGAAATATTCGAGATCAAAATTCAACCCCGACGAGGCGCAAGTGTTTGCGTATGGTAGATACCATACTATCGACTTGGCTCTTTTGGAGGGTGATATCGAAGAACCGGCTGGGGATACCTATATGCCGGCTCGTGAGGTGGAAGTAAATATGTCAGAAAGTTTTCCCCCCCAGTATGTCGATGTTGCGGC